CTCGCGAGTTGCCCACATGGGTCTCGAAAAGACGGAACTGAGGTGTTTCCCCCCTAGATCTAACGTTTGTCTAACAACCGATCTCACTTTATTTATTAGATGCTACCGACGAGAGGCACCTGGATTTTCTAGATTTATCCACTAACTCATCACCGCTGCGAACGGTGGATGTACCTACCCACTCCCGTTTAAATCCCGGGTATTTGTGATATTGCGTTGCAGGAAACTCCAAATTAACATCCAACCTATCAGACTCGTGAGCATAACGAGTGAAATAGTCTCCCCACACAAGGGGTAATTTTGCTACGAGGACTGGATCGTCCAAGGGTTGTATGTTTATTAAGGAGCGCAAATACGCCTCTATATGGAACTGCTGTTCCACGGTAAAACCGTACAGTCTCTCGACTAGGATGCGGGTCGCCCAACCCGTTTCCTTCCAAGGTATGTTCCCTCGGAGTACGGCCAGCTTGACAATGCCTTTCTTATAGCTGTCAAAGCCTTTCTGGTCTATTAACTTCATCGCCACGGAATTGGTGACACCCTCTGTCACTCTCAAACCGTATGCCGCAAGTTCCTGTATTATAGGACAACCAGGGTATTGAAATGCGTACGACATAGCCTTACAACGTAACAGCACCCGCAACTTAGAGCTACGGCACCTGTTATGGGTTCGTTGTGTCCATCCAAAGTTTGCTAGAACCTTGGCAGGATCAGTGACATTGATCCGTTCACTCGGATCAAAAACAATGCCACAGAAGGAAGCAGTAGAAATCGTGTCATGTTCCTCTGCTTTGATAACTAAGCCTAACTTGGCAAAGTCCTCTGTCTTGGGGGGGTTCCCAATCATGGTAAAGAGACCATCGTCCCCTTCAACCACGCCGATTACCTCAGTACAGCCCGCTTCCGCGCAACTGAACAACATGAACATTAGGTTTGAAAACCCATTGCCCAAGGAGGTGCACATCTCCCCTGACATCCGCGTTGCTTTCAAGCTCACGCGGAATCGTTTAAAGACACACAAATTTTCGCCGCCCAACACCTCTCGAACAAGGCGCATGAAATTGGTTCCGTCTGGCAGGAACTCTGTCATGTATGAGTATAGCTGAAACTCACAGGCGACCATCAATTTCTCGACGAAAAGCGACTCAAAAGCCGTGTAATCTGTTGCGAGATATTTAGCCCCTTCACGATGTAGGCGACCCATTATATAATCAGGGCGCTCGGCTACAGGGACGTGCTTTATAAAGGCAGGCAACTTGTATACCTCCTCCTCTATTAGCTTAAAGATGGGACCCACAGCACATTTAAACTCATCAGACCGGGAATTGATAGCCCGGGCGTGCTTGTAGGTTGGATAAGACTCATCTTTCATGAAGGAACTGCATCGGAAGTAGCGATGGGACTTATCTGGGTCCCATATGCTTCCAACGCCATCCCACTGTACGCGTAGCTCTTTTCGGCGCCAGTCGGGGTAATCAGTGTGAGCGAGCCAATGCTCTACAGACACATCTGCATCAGCGGCAATCGGTGTCAGATTGCGCCGGACCCAACGCCGAACAAAACGACTGAATCTCCTCAGTGTCCTGTCATCGGCATTCGGCGGTTTTATTGCAAACCTCTTCCTCACCCCAGCCATAGTGGTCTCGGGATCGTGGGGATCCGGGTGCGGGCAGGCAGCGCCTGCCACATGGCATCCCAAACTTACCCCAACAGTCGGTCGCATATTAAGCGCGACCGGCTGCGGCTCCGAAATGTGAGCATCCTCCTTTATTTCCTTAAGGGGATCTTGCTTAACCTCACCATATCGGTACCCTCCCAAGTACCACCGTTGACCACCTATCCGGCTAGGGTGGACGGGAAATACCCAACTCGGTGTTCAAGGCGATCTTTCCAGACGCCGAGCGCGACCGTTGTAGTGCTCCCGACCACATCATGCTTCTTCCAACTAAGGTACTTATCTGTGTTCACAGCATGATGGGATTTCGCGAATGATTCCAGCCGCATTTGAACAGTCTTTTCATCTGTTGACTGCATGCAGGTGGGCGTAGACAATTGGGCCAGCAGCTCCATCGA